AGGGTATGAAAAATGGCTATGAATAGAGCAGCCTTTGCTAAGATGCTTGAGCCTGGATTGAATACTCTTTTCGGTCTTGAGTACGACACTTACCCTGCTGAATATGCAGCGGTAGTTTCTGCCAACACTTCCCAAAAAGCATTTGAAGAAGATGTGCTTTTGGAAGGTTTTGGTAATGCTCCTGTGAAGAATGAAGGCGCAGCAATTTCTTATGATGCAGCTTCCCAGCAATGGACAGCTCGCTATCAACATGAGACTGTTGCCTTAGCTTTCTCAATCACAGAAGAAGCTGAAGAAGATGGACAGTATGGTTCTATCGCTTCTCGCTACACTAAAGCCCTCGCTCGTTCGATGGCTTCAACCAAAGAAATTAAGGCTGCAAATGTCCTTAATAATGCTTTCTCTGGTTCTGGTGTACTTGGTGGCGATGGTAAAACCCTTTGTGCGACTGATCACGTTACCCGAACAGGTAGCCAGTCGAATGCATTGGCAACTGCCGCTGATCTGTCTGAAACTTCACTTGAGCAAATGTTAATTCAGATTTCTGACATGAAAGATGAGCGTGGCCTCCGTGTTGCTGCTCAAGGTCAGATGCTGGTTATCCCAACTGCCTATGCTTTCACGGCAGAGCGGTTGCTTGAGTCTCAGCTTCGCACAGGAACTGCAGACAACGACATTAACGCGATTCGCGCTGGCGGCTACTTGCCAAAAGGCTATCACGTAATGCGTCGTCTTACAGATTCAGATGCATTCTTTATTGCAACTGATGTTCCTGATGGTCTGAAGCATTTCCAACGCTCTCCTCTTAAAAAGGGCATGGAAGGCGACTTCGAAACAGGCAATGTTCGTTACAAAGTTCGTGAGCGTTATTCCTTCGGTTTCACCGATTGGCGTGGCGTTTTCGGAACTGGTGGCGCAGCCTAATAATTGTGGGGAGAGGGAAACTTCTCCCCATTTTATCCTGACAGCTTCGGCTGACACACCCAAGACAGGAGATTGACATGGGTACTACAACTTTCAGCGGCCCAGTAAGGTCGGAAAATAATTTTGATTTAGTAAGTAAAGAAACAGCCACAGGGCTTATTCGCAATAGAACAGCTTATGGTGGTGGCGCTTTTGACACTCGTAGGTATTACGCCACACAGTATTTTGATGTGGGCCTTCCTAAACTTTCAACCTATCTATCTGGTTCTGAAACTAAAGACTGGGGAAGCATTGCTGACGGTGATGAACTAGCAGAAGAGGTAGCAGTTGTTGGTGCAGTATTTGGTGATTTTGCCCTTGCTTCTATGAGCATAGATGTAACTGATCTTATAATTACAGCTTCAGTTACTGCAGCAAATGTTGTTACTGTTATTCTTTCTAATAATACTGGTGGTGCAATTAACTTAGGCTCAGGAACTCTTTTTGCAAGAGCAATTCCTAAAGCGTTTATGCCAAACAATGGTGCTGATCCTCATTTTATGGTTGTCGGCACAAACATGACTTCAGCTTTAGTTACTCGCAATGCAACACGAGCTGGAATTGTTGCAACCACAGCCACAGCAGATCAAGACCAAGCTATCATCTGCCCTAACTCTGGCACTGCTGAAACTGGTTGGGCAGACACTTTTTGGGGCACTGAAAATCAACTTGATTGGGAATGTTCAATCAGTTTGCCAGCTCTTGATAACCAAAAAGTTTGGGCTGGCTTGAAGTTGACCAATGATCAACTGGTTGCAACTGATGCAGATCAAATATACTTTAAGTATCAAACGGATGCCACAAACTCTGAGGCTTTCACTGATTTCACTGTATGGCACTTTGTCCATTCAATTGGAGGCACTGATTTTATTAGTGCATTGCCAATAACTGTTGAAGCTGAAACTGAATACCATTTCCGCATTCAAATTAACGCTGCTCGTGAAGCTGCAATTTTTGTAAATGGAATTCAATATGATGTAACAACAACTGCTGGTTCCACAGGAGGGACTGCTGTTGCTTCTGGAACTGATAGGACTGCTGCATTAACAAACAATGTAGATTTTATTCCTTTTATTGGAATTGAAGCTGGTGCAGCTGCAGCTGAAGCTCTTCAAGTTCATTACACAAATATGAGTCGTGAACTTTTTGAGAGTTCCTAACATATAATTTGAGCAGGGGCTTCGGCCCCTGTTTCAAAAGGAGTGAGATATGGCTGATTTAACCAAAGTAGTAAAAATTATAGACAATCCAAGAGAGTGCGTTTTCTCTTTCCAGTATCAATATGTAGATACAGGCAATGAATCTGCAGTAAATAAAATTGATGTTTCGACTTTAGAAAAAAGTGCTAATGGCGATACTTGCAGTGGAGTTAGAATTGTAGAATGTTGGTGGGTAATTAAAGGCATGACTGCAGAAGTTCTTGCTGATGCCGACACTGATATAATGGTCTTGCATCTTGATGAAAACCAATCTGGCTATCAAGATTTTTCTAAATTTGGTGGATTGCCTACAACTTCATCTTACGGAACAAATGGAACTGGAGATGTAGATTTTACAACGACAGGTGCTGGTGCTGCTGGTGATACTTATCAAATCGTTATTAGGGCAATTAAGCAATATTAGGATAGTTGAATGGGAACCTCTGGAACAGTAGCATTTAGACCTGATGTTGAGCAGATAATAACAGAGTCTTATGAGCGTTGTGGGCTTGATGCTCAAACAAGAACTGGTGACCAAGCAGTTTCTGCTCGCAGGAGCTTAAACCTACTATTTAGTGAGTGGGCAAATCGTGGTATTAATTATTGGGCTGTTCAAAATAACACACTAACCCTCGTTAATGGTCAGACAGCTCCATATGCTTTGCCAGTAGGGACTATTGATTTAATAGATGTTGTTATTCGTGACACTTCTGGAGCTTCAACAACAGACACTGTTTTAAACAGAATAAGTATTGCTGATTATAACCAGCTTCCTGAAAAAACGTCATCAGGGAAACCAAGCCAGTATATGCTTGATAAACAATACACTCCAAATTTGTATGTATGGCAGGTTCCAGATACAAGCGATTATAGTCTTGTTTACTGGTCAATAAACCAACTTGAGGATGTCACTGCATCAGCTGAAGAGCCTGACATTCCTTATCGGTGGTCAGATTGTATCTGTGCAGGGCTTGCAAGCAAATTAGCTTTAAAATTTGCACCAGATCGTTACCAAATTTTAGAACAAGTTTATGAAAAGTCATTTGAGTTTGCTGCATCAACAGACAATGACGGTGTGACAATGAGAATTAGACCAACAGCGATGAATTTATCATAATGGCAATTAAACACGCAACAGGCAAAAAATCTAGAGCTATAAGTGACCAGTCTGGGTTTCAAGTTCCATACACTTCACTGGTAACACAGTGGGATGGGTTGCGTGTTGAGCCTTCTGAATTTGATCCTAAGCATCCACAACTAACTCCAGCTAAAAATGTTGTGGATGCAACCGCATTGTTTAAGCCAAGGCCTGACAATGATCAAGAGCTAACGATTTTTGCAGTTGGATACAGTTACGACATTTTTGCAGACCCTAGAACAAGACCTGGGTTTGGAATGAAAGGTGTTGGCGGTGTTGGTGACATAACATTTGAGTCTATTATTATAGAATCTGGTGCAGTTGGAGTTGGTAATGCTGGAACTGCAACATTTGAAGGTTCAATTGATGAAGCTGGTGTTGCTGGAACTGGTAATGTTGGAACTGGAATAACTGGTGCTGGTGTTGCTGGTGTTGCTGGAACTGCAGCAGTTGGAGCTGTAGCTTTCGACAGTTCTATTAATGAATCTGGCGTAGCTGGAACTGGCGCAACAGGAAATCATGGAGAAACTAATGATGAGACAATTCATCTTAGTGTAGTTGAAGCTGGCATTGCAGGAACTGGCGCTGTTGGAACTGAAATCCCACAAGTTCTTGGTTGGGGCCAATCAACATGGGGCAGCGAAGGTTGGGGTGAATAATGAATTACACTACACTTGTTAGCAACATACAGAGTTTTATGGAGGATGACGGCACAGAGTTTGTTGCTGCAATCCCAACAATAATAACTCAAGCTGAAGAAATAATATTTCAGAG